ACAGACGGACAGCATCGGTGCCGACCGTACCCGCGCCGAGGCCGGTGATCTTAAACCCGCCCATCGGGATGTTGTTCGTGGGCGTGGTCTGACCGTCCTTCGTGATACAGGTCGAAAGGCCGGTGGCAAGGTCGGCAGTCAGGGCGTTGAAGACGGTCGCAGAAATGACCGTGCTGCTAACAACCGGCTGACCGGAGGAGTTGATGACAAAGGTGCCGGTACCGTTAAAAGACATGGGTTACTCCTGATTGATCGTGGCAGCGCCCGCAGCGCCACCCGTAGTGCCTGCCGCACGCGCACGGCGACGAGCCAGCGCATCGCGGTAAGCCTGCGCGTTAGCAATCTCCTGTTGCGCCGCAGACCCGCGAAGCAACAGCATCCGCGCAAGGGCGTTGCGCGAGGCTTCCGGCATCTGCAACCGACGCGCCCCCGCACGGATGCCGCCAAGCACATTACCCGTCTGCACATTTTGCGCCACATCGACGGTTTCCATAAAGTCGTTCATATCGCGCTGCGCTTCTTGACGCGCAAAGGTCTGCGACCCCTGCCCCGCACGCTCAACCGACTTGACCCGTTCCTGCCCAAGCAGCACGCGCCGAAAATCGTTGAAGTTGTTGCCGAAGATAAGCCGCAGGCGACCCTGCAAGGCAGGCTCCTTCCATGCGTTAAGCAACTGCGTCTGACCCGACTGCGTACCAATCTTGTCACGCAACGCCTGTGCCGCGCCAAGCCGGAAGGCGTCCAACTCGCCACGGCTCATGCCGTTGACAAGTTCGCCCAAGTCCTCAACGCCAAGCCGCAGGGATTCAGACCCGCGCCGCATGGCGGTTTCGATTTCAGCGCCGCCCGCGAAAGTGTCACGCGCCGTCTTGTAAATGGAATTGCCCGCACGGTCTTTAGGCGATAACTCGTCAAGTTTTTCAATCAGTTCGTTACGCAGTTTGCCGTATTCTCTAGAGCGTTCCGTGGCTTTGTTAAACTCGCCCCGCGCCCCTTCCTCAATGTCAAAGAGCGCACGCTTAATCCGATCAAGCGCCTCAAACGGCACGGGCATTCCCGGCTTGACCTGCGACAAGTCGGGCAACGACTCGCCGGACACTTCTGCCAATTCCCGCGCTGGCCCCTGCGCTCGCGTGGCGCGATTGAGCAGCGACACAAGCCCATCGTCAGCGACAAACGAGGTGCCGCGCAACTGGTCGTAAAACGGCTGTGCGGCGTCCTGCTTGGCCTGTGCAAACCCCGACAGCGTGGCGCGGAACGGCATACCCTGCGCCCCGAGCAGCCTTTCGGCGGCAGACTCAATGACCGGCCCGCGCTCCGAGGCGATGCGCCGCCGCGTCACATCCAACTGCTTTGCGGCAGTACCCGGCATGGAGGCAAGCAGGTCAATCTGCCCGACCGTTTGCGGGCCGACAGCAGCAAGCGGCGCACCCTCGCCAAGCCGCCCAAGTTTTCGTTGCGCGAACGCTTGAAACGGGTCGTTCTGCATCTGCATCTTGTCGGGCATTTCACGCGCCAACACTTGCGCCAACCGTTCCCGCGCCAAGTCCTCTGCCGACCGCTCCCGCACCGCCGCAGCGCCACGGCGACCGACCGCAGACATAGCCATGCCCGCACCTTGCGCCCCGGTGCCGAGAACGGCAGAGGTTCCCGCGCCGGTCAGCGCATCAAGCCCGATGCCGCCGAGCGTTTCCGCTTCGCTCTCACCCGCGCCAGTCGCGCCGCCTGTAACAGCGCCAGTCTTTAGCGCCTGCCCAAGTCGCTGCGGAACGGTCAGCGCCGCCGATCTAGCAGCGCCAACACCGCCAAGCGCAGCGCCGCCAAGCATCTGCAGCGCGGTTGACCCAATCGGGTATTGTTCTGCAAAACTGCGCGTGGCACCGCGCACCACATCACGCGGGCCGGTGTAATCCGCACGGCTTGGGGGCGTGTCGGTGCCGCCCATCGCATACGACTGACCAAGCATCCCAAGCGCCGATGCACCCGCCAACTCGTCGGCAAAGCCAAGCGTCGGGCCTTGCGCGAAAGTCAGCGCACCCCGAGCAGCCGTGGGCATCGCCGCGCCACGGGTTAAAGCGGGATTTTCGGCAAGGTGCGGATTTTGCCGAATTACCTCGGCACGAACCTGTTCGTCCGTTGCGCCCGGAGGCCCCTCGATTTCGTATGTTTTTCCGTCAGGAGCGGGAATTCTATAAATTGGCATTATCGCACCTGCTGCGCCTTGCCCCAACCGCCAGAAGGAACCAACATTCCGGGGGAAGCGGGCGGTTTCAACGAATTGGTAAGGGTTTCAGCCGCCTTATCAAGTTCTGGCGTCCACGCAGCACCGGCCCTTGCCTTTGCAGCAGGGATAAGGCCAATCAATTTTTGCGTTTTCCTTTGAATTGCTTCTGGGCTATCTGTAAGTGTCGGAAGATACCCGCGACGGGCAGCAATTAATTGCTCTTGCGTGTATGCAGCGCCAGTTGCAAGCGTAATCAACGCATCAACCATATCTGCCTGCTCGCCAACGACGATTTGCCGCTGCGGGCTTCTCACGGCGTTTGCCGCTTCGTCACCAAATGCGCCTGCCGCAAACTCTCTTGCTCCGGGCTTAATAGCGTTAGGGTCTTTTCCGATAGCGCCTTGAATAGCATTAGCCGCGTTTACAATGCGGGTAATGTTCCATCCGGTTTGCGCTTCTTCCACTCGCGGCGCAACATCCTTGCTGGGCGGTCTAACGCCCTGCACAACAGACGGTGGCCCGCCCGTGGGCGACGATTGGAAAAACACCGGGTTTCCAGAATCGTCAACGCCAACAATAGGCGAACTATATCGAATATTAACGCTTGGGCCTGAAGGCGGGCGAGTTTCCCGATCAATAGCCGCTCGCAAAACAGAACGGCGCGGGTCGCCTTCGGGAAGGTCGTTAAATTCTTTTAGTAGCCGCGAAATGTTAGACAATTGTTCCGGCTTTGCTTCCGGCGCACGATACTCAATATCTTCGGGGTTTCGACTACGAGCAAACCGCTTCGCGCTTTCCGGCGTAAGGTCGCCAAGATTGACCGCGCCGACTTCCATCTGCGAGGGCTTCTCCATCGTCCGCGCAAGCATCGCCGCCAACATCGGATTGCCCTTGACCGCAGCGGTTCCCGGCGAGGTCATGGCAACGCGCAGCGCGTCCTCGGGCGACCGCTGATATTCGCTTGTAACGGCGACCTCTTGCAGCCCCGACGCATCCGCAGGGGCAAGACTGCGAACCGGAGCGCCACCCGCCAACCGACCGGCAATCTGCTCTCCCGTGCGCGTCACCTCTGCCGCCGCCTTCTCCTCGGCCTCGTCAGCCTTACGCGCTGCACGGGCAGACAGGAACGCCTGCAAGCCCTGCACAAGCGGGGCAGCGGCAGGGATAGGCGCGACCCCCACATCCTGCGGGGTGTACGCTTGATTGGCGAGGGCTTCAGCCATCCGGCGACGGCGACGAGCCTCGGCCATCTGCTGATCGTATGCGGTCGGCGCGTTGAACGTCTGAACCTGCTTGTAAGGACTATCTGCCATTCATGCCACCGTAGGGGTTGGGCTGCGTGGTCGGCGCAAGGCTGAAAAACTGCTTCTTCTGCCCGTTCGCCTGCGGCACCGAAGTCTGGTTCTGAAGCAACTGCGCGAGTTTTTGCGGCTTGGTCGGGTCGGCCTGCCCCGCGTACATCGTGTTCATCGGATTCATGCCTTAACCCCCACCCGGCTTGCCAAAGGGACTGCCGAAGAAGCCACCACCCGCCGCAGCGCCAAGACCACCCGCCAAACTACCGTACAACCCCATCTTGGCGTTGTACGCCGCCGTCTGGTTAGCGTAGTTCTGCTGCGCGAAGTTACCCGCCGCCTGCGTAGCGCCGAAGATTGGAGCCGCCGCAACATCCGCGCCCTGATAGGCTTGGAACTGCGGCATCTGCACTTGTGCGCCGCCCATGATCGCCGCAATCTCGTTAAGCGGCTGCGACCGCAACGCCAACTGTTCCTGCAACGCCGCCTGCCGCTGCGCGTTCTGGAACGATGCCGCTGCCTGCGCCTGATTGAACCGCTGCCCCTGCATCGCCGCACGCGCCTGCGCCTGCTGCAACGCCGTCTGCTGGTTCTGCGCGAGGGCAGCGTTATACAGACCGGCAATGTCCATATCCTGCCCGAACTGCTGACCGGCAGCGGTGTTGTACGCCCCCGCAGCGCCGATGCCCTGCTGGAAGTTCTGCGCGATGGCACGGTTAGCCGCGTCCTGCGCCGCCTGCTGCGTCTGGAACGAGGCCAACTGACCCTGCCGCCCGAACTCACCCGCCGCCATACGCTGCTGGAAGTTCTGCTGCTGCGCCTGATTCGCCATCGCTTGCGCGGCCTGCGCCTGACCGAAGTTCTGCCCGATGGCCTGATTGCCCGCCGCCTGATTCTGCATCGCCGCTTGGAACGCCGCCAACTGCGCCTCGTTGCCAAACTGACCGGCCTGCGCCCGCTGACCAAACGCCTGACTCTGCGCTTGGTTTTCCGCAGCCTGACGCGCAAGGGCGTTCTGGAAGTTCTGTTGCGCCGCCGCGTTCTGCGCTGCCGTGGCCTGCTGGCCCGCGCCAAAGCCCGCCAGAGCCGCTTGATTGGCAAACCCGCCCAACGCCTGCGCCTCGCCCAAGCCCTGCTGACGCGCCGCCATATCAAGGTTCAAGCCCTGCAACGCCGCTTGCGTCCGCAGGTCGTTTTCCTGCTGCTGCTGTTCCGTGATGGCAGCGCTATACGCCTCGCCGCCACGGACAAGACCCTGATTCGCCAACTGCGTTTCAAGTTGCGCCCGCTGACGCTGCAACTGCGGGTCGAGGCGCGACATAATCGCCTGTTGCGCCGTCATACCGGCGTTTACGGGCATCGCGGCAAGGCGCGAGGTATCCAACTGCCCTTGCAGCCCCGGCGCATTCGGCCCGCCCTGCATCGCCGCAGGAGTGTCCGGTGCGCGGGCAACATCGCCCACCCCCGTCAGGTCGTACTGACCGCGAAGCGACGGAGCGCCTACGCCGCCCTGCGCCGCGCCAAAGGCACCGCCACCCGGCCCGCCACCCGCAGCGCCCAAGCCGGACGCATCGAACCCCTGCAGATTCAACCCCTGCGGCCCTGCGCCCGCAAAGCCATACTGCCCCGCCGTGGGGCCGAAGTTAACCGGCAGCGCGTTCACGCCCGCCCGGGCCTGTCCCATCGCGCCGAGATCGGGAGCCTCGCCAATGTCGCCGTACCCGCCGAAACTGAACTGCTGCGCCGGAAGCCCCTGCGGGGTGAAGTTGGTGCCGTAGATATCCGACACGCGACCGATGGCCTGCTCACCGAGGCCGGACAGCGCACGCTCTACCCGCTGCTGCGCCTCTAGGGTCGCCTGCGCTTCGGGGGTAAGGTACTGCTCAATAAACGGGGTGTCCAAGTCCACCATAGAAGTGAACATATCGCGGGTGGGCATAGCATCGCCCGTATAAGCGTTCTGCGCCCCGCGCATCGCGTTGCGGTTGACAAACTCGCCTGCGCCAAAGTCGCCAAATTGCGCCCCTATGGACGAATCCATGCGATTGCCGCCAAAGCCGCCACCCATCGGGCCACCGCCCGCGTCATCAAATCCCATTCCCGTGTGGCGCATCGTGCCGCCGCCTTGCGAGAACTCGCGCCCGTCATCAAACTGACGACCCGCCATCCCTTCGGATTTCATGCCACCGCCCAACTCCATGCGCTGATCGGTTCCGGGCTGAAACGCACCGCCGCCAATGTCAACCATAGAGGGCGGGGCTTGCGTACCCTTCGGCCCGCCAGTCGGCGGAGGCTGCGGGAAAGTGCCGTCAGCATTGGGGGGCGGCAACGCGCTCTTTGCGCTAGTGCGCTGATAACCACCCGCAGCGGGCGGTCTGTTTGCCTGTTTTGCAGACGGGTCGGGCAACGGCTTGGGCTGACGCGCCTGCCATTGCTGCATTGCAGCGCGATATGCCGCCTCGTCAACCTGCGGGCGACCGAAGGTCACGCGCTGACCACCAAGCGGGGTCTTGATGTTGGGATTGGACAGCCGCGCCGTGAGCCGCGCTGCCTCTAGGTTGGCCTGCCCCTGCTGCTGTGCAGCACCCGCGTAATCAGGTGCCGGGGGAGGTGCCGGTGACTTTTTGCCCATATCTCGCGTCCAAGTAACGACACGCATCGCGTGTCATCGTCAACATCACAAAATCTCCATCGGGACGCGCATCCTTAATGCGACCTTCCTCGACGAAGCCCATTTTCTTGACTACCCGCAACGCTTTGGCGTTTCCGCTCGAAACAGGCGCGATGATTTTGCCAACGCCTGCAACATTGAACGGATAGTCAAAAATCGCTGCTAAATAGCGTGATGTGAGTCGGCCCGCGATGACGATATGACAGACAATGCTCGCGCCGCAGTATTCTTCGTAGATTACGCCCGCGACAATTTGCCCGTCACGCTCTAACCCTATCGCTTCCGACCTTTCCGCGAAATAGCCTCTGCCTAAAACCTCTGCAACCCACGCACCAACCGGTGCGCCTGTGATTATACGCCCGCCCATCCGGTTTGGAAAACCACATCGGTTGCCGCCCACTCAATCTGCAAGCCGGACGATGCCGACTTCAACTGTAGTGCGCCGCAATAACCGATGCCGGTAATCCCCTGCCATGAGTTAGTGATTTGCAAGTCCGATCCCCAAAGCGCCGAGTCCCACAGCCCAACGCCCCACGCGCCAAAGGCTGAACCCGAGTATGACAGCGCGGAACTGGTGTCCATCGTGTCAAAGTCGATGTTCATGCCCAACTGGATTTGCGGTTGCCCGTTGGTAAAGAGCGACGGACGCGCACGGGTAAAGTATTTCTTTACGCCGCGACTGCCGAAGTAGTTAAACGCCTGCAAGCAGTTTCCGGTGATGTTTGACGAGCCATCGGTATAGCCGTCATCCCACGCCTTGCCGACAAACCCGGCACCGCCGAAGTAGGGGTTCTCGTTGAAGATTTCCCAACAGAACGCCGACCAGCCTTTGAACTTGCACCAAGAGGTCGTGATGGTGTTCATCACATACTGCTCTTGTTGCCCCGTGGCAACCGGCACGTTTACCCACACGGCGCTATTCTTCGGGGAATACACAATCTGCCACCCGAATGACGAGCCGTAATTGACCGTTGCAGCCGTGATAGCGCCTTGAATCTTGTTCGACAGCGCCACGCGAGGGTCGAGGCGCGAGGACTGGAGCGACTGTGCAAGCGGCATCAGGCCGTCATAGGTCAAAAGCAGCAGGTCGCCCGCGTACTTCAGCAGGCAGCGGTTGCCAATCGGCGCACCGAGTTTCCATATACCCGCAAGCGCCCACGTTGCCGCGCTCGACGGGTCGGTTCCACGGTAAACGATGACCTCGCCCTCGCTCGTCACGAATACGAGGTTGTCATCCACGCCATATCCGGCGTCAATCGTCCAAGTGTCAAGGTCAACCAACACGCCGCCAAGTTTGGCGATAGAGGACAGGTCAAGGACAGCCGCCGCGCCGCCTGCGCTAGAGGTCGGCAGGTACCACGCCTTCAGCGTATTCTTTTCGATGAACCACACGCGATTCTTAAACAGCGTGACGTTAGAGAGGTTGGTCGTGGTGACGCCCGTGATCGCCGGGGAGGATACGCCCGTGATTGCCGTCCAAGTCGTGCCGTTGTAGAGGCGCGGCGAGTCCACCCCGTTAACGGCGTACATGAAGTTACCGCCAGCCGTCGTGAAGTTCACATACTCCCACCGGGCATTGGACAGGCTCGACACCACCGCAGCGCCTACCGGCCCTTGCGTGGTCACATCGTAGATGGCATTCGGAGCCGTAGCAGCGGCAAACAAGCGGTTGGTCGTAGCGCCTGCGTAGTGCATCAGCGTTTCAACCTGCCCGCCGAGGCCGGTCGCCCAAGACTCGTACCCGCCGCGCAGCACAACGCTTGACACGGTGGGAAAGAAGTTTTCCAGCGTCACCGCATCGGTTTCATCCATGTTCGCAAGCGAATCACGGGCGTTCCACCCGCCCACAGGGGCAGGCAGGGAAGCAACCGAGGCCGCATTACGCTGAATGAGTTGCCGACGCGCCATCAGTCAATCCCGTAGCCAGAGTCCGGGAGATTGTCGTAACCGATCAGCACCGTACCCGGTCGCGGGGCAAAGGACAGGTTCGCCGCGCTCGTATCCTGCGCGATGCAGGTTTCAAGTTCCTGCAGGTAGTTCCGATACATGGCGGTCGTGTCAAAGCCCTTCGCCTCAAAGTATTTGAGTTTGGTGGACAGCACCATGAGCCGGTCGGGATAGATGCAGGTATCCGAGTCGGCGGTAAACGAGGTCTTAGGCGCACCCGCCGCATCCTCGACCCATCCGTTACTGCGGTACTCAAAGCCAAGCACCTCGTCATACGAGATACCCGGCCAAATCTGAAAGTACTTGCCGAGCAACCGCCACCGGATACGCGGGCCGGTTGAGATATACCCCGACAGCAGCCATTGCCATTGCTGCGCGTCCTCGGGGCCGAGCAATTCCCAACGCTTGCTCTTGTCCCATTGAGTGCGCGGGATGATGGCATCATAGTCGGCAGGCAGGTCGTAGCGCACCTTTTGGAAAGTCACCACGGCACCCGTCGCAGAGGCCGTGACAGCCTGCGAGAGCGTGACCGTAGTGCCGTTGTTCACTACGCTGATGTAGGTGGCATTAGGGATGCCCTCGCCTACCACCTGATAGGTCGTATCCAGTCCTGCCGTAGATGGCACCGTGAGCGTCGTAGAGCCGTCTACCCACGTTCCCGTGGTCTGCGTCCATTGGGTCGTGATCAAGTGCTGACGCACCAACTTGCTCCAATCACCCCGACGCAGCAACTCGTACCCGCTAGCGTTCAT